TTGTATCATTCCTTTCATATTGATAAGTACATGATACAGCGAGTAATTGTGAATTTCAGCCCCACATTTTAATAAAATTTTCTGTCATAAAAGTATCACCTCCTTACCACAAGTATAATCGGTATCATGGTAAGGAAGCTACTTTTTCCTATAATCTCCAGCAAACAAAATAGTGACAGAAATTTTTTTATAAATTCACAAAGCAACACATATGACAATTTTGAAGCGGTATTTAATAAATGTTTGGAACTCTCAATCATCGGAGTAGAAAAAGTTTTCTGTGCAAATATAAAATCACTTGAAAGTTATTGTATCGTAAAATTCTACAAACGTTCCGATGATTCGGCAAAGATGATTGTATTTAGGTACGACGGTATTACTATTGTTGACGGAGCTACAAATTCATTACTTATAAAATCAATCGTTGCAGAATAAAGTGAAAAAGCAAACAACATATTTTCACGAAATCAAGAATTTTTATCGCTTCTTACCACAAAACTATATGTCAGAAATAAATTCGAAAATATTTGGAATGAGTGGAAAGAAAAATAATTATTTATCCGATTCTTTTATAAGAGACCCAAACACCACTTGATTTATATGCTATGGTAATCTGTGTAGAATTGGCACAAAGTAAACAGGCGTCAGAACCTCCGCTGCTTGGTAAAAATATTCCAAAAGACCATGATGGAATTTTTTCACCTGTACTACCCACATCAATACCAGTGCTACCTATTGATATTAATTTAGCTTTATTTCCATCCGGTAATTGTGTAATGTTTTCTGTCTTTCGTGATAATGAGTCACTATTTAGTGCATTTATCGCCCCGATGATTGTCTTATTATTTGTCTCCAATTTCGAGATCACAGCCGTTGCCATTTTATCCACTACATAATCCCAAAACTTGCTCATTAATCCGCGTTTGTTCTTTCCGTCAGCGGAATCCAACAGCATAACTTCATCATTATCCAATAAAGCTGTATCTTTTTGTGTGTAATTTTTCCAAGTATTATTAGCCATAATTTATACCTCCATTGAAATATGTTGTTTGATAAGTTGCTTTAATTCATTCAATTCCGCTCTCACGGAATCAAGCTCGGATTGCAGATTTTTAACTTTTTCATGCTCGTTTTTTAGCATTGCGAACATGCAGGGAATCATAATACGATAGTTCCAGTTTTCAGCATGTCCCCTTTCGTTATGATCGACAGCAATTGGAAATCTGCGATCAATATCCTCTGCAATAAACATTGGCATTTCTTTACCGCACCGTTCGTCTTGCTCCATAAGATATCTGTCTTTGTATTTCGCCCAGATTACCTTGCTTTTATAGAGGTCTTCCAGTTCGTCTTCTTTTACGGTTTTCCCGAGTACTTTATAATGCATAGAGGATGACGCAATTGTTCCGACATCTCCATTATTATTTTTCCCCAAGTTACTACCGGTTATGAGCTTGGGCATTTCTGGCACATTGAGAGTCAGAGAACTGCTTCCGGTTGTCTCAACTTTCATCCTAGATACTGTTTTTAAAAGAAGACCAGCTTGTTTGCTCTCCAAAACAGTCCAATATCCATCAGAGTATTGCGCGGATAAATCAAGAAGTCCATGAACATGGGAGGAATCGTAACCAGCTGTAGCTACAGACTCATTTATCTGGAACCACTCTTTTCCCTTGAAGTTTTTAAAGCCAACCGAGTTATCTATTTGAGCTATTATATTTCCATTCGCGTCGTACACCTCAAAGGTGCCATATCCATTATTTGGACCGCCAAGCTTTAACGTTCCGCCCTTCGCATAAGTGAACGAAATATATAACTGGTTGCCCTCTTTATAAATTCCTTTCATGGAACCATTATTTGTAAGAAGATTAAATATCTCTTCATGGGTAAGTGCGTCCACATCTATCACCACAGGGACAGATTGCATATCCAGCTGATTTGTAGTTCCATCTGCTGCATACAGGATAAATCTAACAGACACAATGCTTCTATCCAGTGAGCTAACAGTATAACTTTTACTCGGCTCATTTACAGTTGAAACCAATATGTTTGTAAATGTAGAGCCATCCATGGAAGTCTGCACATACCATCTACCGGAATATGCCGTTCTTGTAGCACTGTCGCCATCTCGATAATAAGCTTTTGCCGTAATTGTACTTGGTACAACCTTGTCATTCTGACCTCGTTTTAGGATATTAGATGAAAGCTCGATAAAATATGTCCTGCCAGGTACACCTTGTTCTCCTTTATCGCCCTGTTCACCTTTTATCTTCGTCCAGCTATATTTTGTCGGGTCAATGGAATCATCCGGCGTGTCGTAATCAGTATATTGGCCAATATACTGCTTTCCGGCACTGACAACTACATCAAAGCCAGTTTTTCCGTCCGCACTATTCGCATAAGCTATGTGGAAATATGGCGTCTTTCCGTCCGCACCTGCTTTTCCAGGGATACCTTGTGCGCCATTCGCGCCTTTTACAAGTGTCCACGCGTAATCATCTGGATTAGTACTATCTTGCTCGGTAAAATCCGCATACATACCGATATACTCACGATTACTGTCCGACACAGAGAAATCTGTTTTTCCATCAGCACTGTTTGCATAGGCTAAGTGTGTTCGCTGGGATAATCCATTAGAACCTTGGTATCTGCTCCAAGTGTAATCTGATGGGTTATTACTGCCCACTTCTGCTCCAGATTTTAAAAATCCAATATAGGGAATTTCTTCAAGTGAAATGCAAATAGCGTTCCCATCTGTATCACAAATAACATTCCCATCGGAATCAAGCCAAAGTACATATTGAGGATTATCCGTCATGTCCTCGCCATTCGGCATAGAAGAGTATCGTATTGATGGGGATACGCCTGGAATACCCTGATCTCCTTTCGGTCCCTGGAGGCCGTCAACGCCATCTTTGCCGGCGTAAATTTTAGCCAGCGAAAATCTCTTAACTACTGATAGAACGCTGATATATGTTGCTTTAATATCTACCCATCCATCGTCAGCGGATAATGCTGTTACCGTGTATGTCTTAGTTGAATTGTCCCAGGATCCTGTTACGCTATCTGATTTGATAATTGTAAACTTACAATCAGATGTAATATCCTGTGTTCCGTACATTACGACCGCCTGTGTACTCACGTTACTAGGAAACGTTCCATAATTTCCATCAGAATCAACAGAAACGCCTTGGTATTCGTTACTCAGCTGCAAGGTCATATTCTTGGCAAGAGCCGCCGCTTCCTGCGCGGATTTAGCTGCCGCTAAAGCATCCTCGGAATCCTGTAATGCTTTTGTTACGTCCGTGTCTTTTAATCTTTCCCAGTAATACCCTTTTCCATCATTGCGGAATCTGTAAGCATGGCTGTCTCCATCATAATACAGATCACCTACATGCTTACTCATTTCTGTATCAGTTAGCCACTCGTTTGCCGGGTAATTGCTAAGTGTAGGTGCAGGAGTTCCGGTCCAGGTATTGATATTTCCGTCAATCTGACCTTGCATACTGTTTAACAGTCCGTCCAAAGGTGATGCACCGATTCGCACGGATGCGCCGTCAATTACAATCTGGTTATTATCAATATCGGCTGAAAAGATAATCTTTCCGTTTGTGTCACGCACGACTAACGCGCCGGTATTAATATAACTTGCATTGATTCCCTCTGCATACAGAAGCCTTGCAATAAGCTCTCCATTAATATTTAATCCATAAGGATATGTCTTTCCTCCATCCATGGAAATGCCGATTGCTTCTGCCGTAAACTTCCATACAATATCAGATTCTTCCAGTGTAGGCTTATTGTGCGCATAATAGATATTGCTACCATCATCCTGTGGCTCTACAGTCATGTATAAACCACCAGAAGTTTTAAGCGTATTATTAAGCCTTTCAACGGCTTTTTCGCGCTCTGTGCGTTCATCCTTAACAAGTTGTCTTGCTTCTACCAGTGCTTTTGTAGCTGCTGACATATATGTACTGCTATTTCGGACAGGATCATCTGCCTGAGTTTTTACAGTGGTAATGCCATTTAACGGAGATGATACATCAGTGATTGGCGTAAGATATTTATTGCCATTTCGATCAAAACTGTACGCCATGTCACCAAACTCTAACAGAGGATTATAAATCAGATCCCCTTGCAGATTTCGGAATTTAGCCCCGACCAAATTACCGCCAATCCATGCCGCTACAGTTCCGAGGTCACTGTCAGACAGAAGATTGTTTTCTAACTCCAACACATATCCAGCAGTTCCAAACAGGGATTCAGATTCTTTGTTTTTTACTCTGATACCAGTAATTACAATATCATCACTGGAAAGTGTAGGACTACTCACGTAATCCTCTAATTTAAACGGAACTGAGGAGCCGTTTTCGACAGCTCCAAAATTCCACTTAATAAATTGCAAATACCCTCTATTGTCAATTCTGGCGTTTGCTGTCTCCAACATTGCCGCCCATCCGATCAATTGGCGGAATGTCATATTATCTGGGAGCGCTGTGACAATTACATTTCCATGTGCCATAGAGGAAAACCCCATAGGGATATTCAAACTCTCGCAAGCGTCTCTTACCAGCGCCATAATCGGCTGTGGAAGCGTCAGAGCACTATAATATTTAGCATTGGTTTTATACATGTCATCCAGCGCCGTAAAGCTCAATATTTCGCCGTATTGCTCTGGCGTGGTAATTGTATAGATACCCTTATCAATCGTCTCGTATCGGTCTTCTGAGGCGGCTCTGGAAAGGACTATGCTGTTTCCATCAGTATCGAGAATTGGCTCATAAAAATCATTCATCCAAATTGATTCACTGGCCGGTTCCGCTACGGAAGTCTGGAGCTTCAAATAGGTATGAACCTTTGCCTGGTAGAAATTATAATCTTTCCACTGATCCTCTGTATTATCCAATTCAAGCTTCATCGTTTTGCAGACTGTAGCACCGACTGGAAAGCTGCTACTCTCCGCACAATCGGAAAAGTCATTGTTGCCGATCATAATCTCGTTTTCAAGTGTCTTTGTTGTTCCGTCAGCAAAGGTGATCTCCACGATTTCAATTACTTGCTCACCATCCTGCAATTTTTTTTTGAAAATGTTTGATGCATTAATCAAGCGGATTCACCCCCTGCATATTAAAAGATATTTTTGATACAAATTTTAAGTCTGGAGATATTTCTCCAATAGTTAGGCTTGCTTTTCCAACATAAAACGGGTCTGTTCGCCATGCCATGTGATACAGTGACCAATGATACAAATTGAAAGTTTTTCCTTTTGCGATAATTTTGAGAATTTTGTTTGCTTCTATGACTGGAACGTTTGATGCTTCATAGCTATATTGTTCAACTGTAAATAGTGGAGTCAGTAATGCTTTTCCAAACTGCGTACGGTTACTACCTTCTGAATAAGTTGTTTCAAGGTTGTAACCCATATCCTTGTCCGGCTGATAGATGGAATCCCCATTCATTTTGTATCGTTCCGTTATGTTTTTTGGAATCGTTGCCACGCTTCCACCTCCTATGCCAATTCAAACGGATTTGTACCGCTCGCGTCACGTCTTAACTTTGCTTCTTCTATAACTTCATCAAATATTGTTCTGCGATTAATTTGCGCCGTAAATCGAACGTTTCCACTGCCGCCCTGCTGATGCCTTGCAAATGCATCATCAATAATTTCTCGGATAACACCTTCCGGTGCTTCCAGGTTTCGACCGTTCTTCTGGTCTCCAAGCACTGCAAGGAACTCTGATCTTGGCGGGATTACTGCGCCGCTGGCAAGCATTGGAATTGTTCCTATAGTTGGAATGCTAAAGCCGTTAAAGCCCCACCAAGAGCCTCCGATTCCGGGAATCCAGTTTGGCACTGTTATTCTAAATTTAAGGTTGTTGAGTTTACTAATTAGTCCATTTACAACTCCCAGAACACTATTAAATCCTCCTATTATTGCATTAATTGGAGTTTTTGCAATGTCTGCCAACCCACTAAATACGTTCGAAAAAATAGTTTTTATACCATCCCATGCTTGAGACCAATTTCTTGAAAAAATACCACTAACAAAAGTATTTAATCCTTTAAATATGCCTTTAACATCTTTGATTACATCTTTTACCGATTTAAAAAATCCGTTCAATACACCGCCGAATATACCGAATTGCTCCGTCCAATCAGTATTGAAGACACCGCTCAGCCAAGTCGAAAAAGCTGAAAATTTAGACTTAATCGTTTCCCATTTTTGTTTTACATCATCGCGAAGCGCTTTAAGAGCATTTCCAGCATTTGTTTTTAGCTTTTCGAATGCTTCCACTGCCCCATCTTTCAGTGCTACTGTTTTGTCAACAACCCATTTTTTTAATTCACTGGCAGCTTCTTTTACACTGTCCCAATTTCGCCACAGAAGCACTCCAGCGGCAATTACCGCACCAATTGCAATTGTTACAGGACCACCTAGGGCAGCAACAACAGAACTTAGTGCCCCTAGCAATCCACCTCCACCAGTAATCAGCCCAACAAAATTCGTTACCGCTGTCACTGCACCGCTAATAATGCTGTGAAGTTCAAACGCTGCGAAAAAACTACCAATTACAATTGTAACGTTCTGAACAAGTTCTTGATTGTTCTGGATCCATGTGCTAAACCTATCCAGTAAATCAGATAAAGTCTGCATGGCAGTAATGACGAGATCACCCGTCCACTGACCTAATGGCTGCAAAAAATTGTCCCATAGCCAGCCACCCAAAGGTTGAAGAGCTTCAATAACTGAATTTACAACAGTAATCCCACTTGATAGCATTTGTAGAAATGTCGGCACTGCATCTTGGATTGTCCAGGATCCAATTGGCAAAAGAACGTTATTCCAGAACCATTCAAGCCCGGTTCCTATGTTATCTGTTAGTGGCTGTAAATTTTGTAGGAGCGTATTGATTGATGTTAATAGTGGTGTAAAATCAAGGGTTTTAGCCCAATCTGCTGTCGCACCTGTTATTCTTTCAATAGTTCCTAGAATGCTATTTCCAATATCAAATATATTTTGAATAATACTTGTCCCAGTTCCAGCATATTCCCACGCAGTTTTAAATGCCTGTGCCAAATTTCCAATAGTATTGAATAGATTCTGCGCAATCTTTAAAGTCGTAGTTAATGACTTTTCACCGCTTCCATTCGTCCATACTGTGGCGAAACTGCTTCCAATACTTGCAATTAAACTTCCCAAACTCGAAAATGCCGTCTTCGCCGCCGTTATAGTGGCTTTTCCCTCTTTTTTCCAAGCTTCTTGAAATGGCTCCCAAAGTTTTTTTAGCGTATCTGCAAGCTTCTTAGCAGAATCGCTGATTTTATCAAGTTTTGTCTCTCCCTCTGCTAAACTGCCATAATCCACATTGTTTACTGCTCCAGATAATCCTCCAGACGCTCCACCACTTCCGCCAGATGGAGATAGCGTGGACGATGAGTTGCTACCTGTAGATGCGGCTTTGTGTATTTCGTCCAATGAAGAAAGATAATTTTTTGTTTCTTTATTTGCTTTTTTCGTAGCTGTTGCATTATCTTTATTGGCATCTGCCAATTTCTCTGCATTATCCGCAGCCTGTCCATACTGATCTGCTGTATCTGCAATCACGTTTGTTCCGGCAAGACCTGCTCCACTTCCACTTATCTGACCGGAAGATTTCTTTCCAGTGATGAGCTCTGTGAAGCTTTTGAAAGCATTCGCCAGAGTTGCCAGTTTACCAAGTAAAATATTGATCACTTTCAGAACGGGCGTGAAAATATTAATCAATCCCTGTCCGACTGTTGCCTTGAGAGATTGCAGCTGCAACTGCATCACTCGCACCTGATTCGCCCATGAGTCAGATGTTCGGATGAAATCACCAGATGCAGCCGATAACTGTTTCTGCACAAAAGCTAGACGGAGAGATACTTTCTCCTGTTCAGTCATGGCGGATGTTGTTTTACCATATCCGTTCGCCAGTGCGTACTGGTCTAGTGCCGACTGGGTCATTACTACGCCGAGATCTTTCAGCGTCTCAGTCTCGCCTGTAAACACTGATTTCAGTTTGATATAAGCCAGGTCCTGACTGATATTATAAAATGATGCCACATCACCGGTTAGCTGTGTTAGAGCCGTTGACATGTCATAAGCCTGTGCTTCTGAGAATCCGAACGACTTTGACATTGCCCCGAATGTACCAACATACCGCTTTGCCATAGTCTCCGATAGTCCGGCGCTGGTCATAGCATTCTTTGCAAATTCGTTTACCTTGTCAGACATGGTTGTGAATGTAACATCAACCACGTTCTGCACTTCTGCAAGGTCGGAACCAAGTTCTATAGACTCTTTACCAAACTGAATTAGCTTGCCAACAGCAAATGCAGAACCAACCAAAAAACCAATTCGCTTTACTATCGTTCCTAATCCTTCAAACTGACGGCCTAAAAGATTTACTTTTCGACTTGCGCCGGAAATGTCCATTTTATTAAATGAGTCAGAAACCGTGGTACCTGTTTTTTTTGCCGAATTCCCCATTTTGTCCATAGAGTTTTCGACTTTTTCTGATTTTTGCTGTAAAGATTGAAACGAATCTTCGAGTTTTTCAAATCCATCGTGAAATATGCTATTAATATTTGCATTTATTTCCTTGACCGAGTTTGCTAAATCTTTAAATGCCGCTTGTACTTCTTTGACACCAGACGATATTCCGTCAGTATCTATTCTGGTATCAATGATAATTGAGCCATCAGCAGCCATACATCCACCTCCTAACTATTTGAGGTTCAACATCTCATTCAGCTTATCTTTATAAGCTTGCTCCTCATCGCTGAGACGTGTTTTTATATCAATAATGTTCTTGTTTTCTTGATAGAATTTCTTTTCCCATTTATCGAGTTTTTCGCCCTTTGCCTTTTTTGAACGAATTCCAACCACTGTATTAAAAAGGCATTCACCAGATTCCATAAAGTACCCGAAAAACGTCCACCAGTGCATATAAGGCACTGCTCTGATTTCTTTACCGGCAACCTTATTTACAGCCGGAACAATCATGTCTCCGTCCTGTTCCCAGTCCATTAAGCGGGGTTTGGGTTTATTCGGACTATTATCAACTTGACCACAGTCAATAAATTCGCAAGCTTTCTGACAAGCTTCTGTAAGATGTTCTGATGGTATGCTTTGCCAATCCTCGAACAGAATCTGTAACATAACAACTGCTTTTGCCTGTTTGTCTAACTCTGGATCATTCTGCGCAATGAGAATATCAATGATTGCTCGAAAATCCGTTCTAATAGAAAAATCCACCCCACTTATGTTTAGTGAGGTGGGAAGCTCATAGGCGGTCATTTTTCATATTTCTCCGTATACTTGTTAACTGCTGCCTGCATTTTCTTTTTTCTCTTTTCGATTTCCGGTGCGATTGCTTCTGCGATCTTGTCCAGAACGATATAAGCAAATACCTGGCCATTACCGAATACAGTTGTTGCGGTAATTGGTTCTTTAAACAGGTCCTTGGATGCTTCATATCCAAGGAGATAATTGATTTTATCCTCAATCTGTTTATTCAGTTCCGCCATCTCTTTACCAGATGTGACTTTCTGGACGGAAGCCTTGAACTGTTCAAAGCACTCCTCCAGTTCTTCTGCGCGTGCTGCTACATTGATATCCGTCGGGTTCAGTTTGAAAGAAGAAAAAACTTCGTCTTCGTTATTTGTGAATGTAAAAACGAGAATTCCATCATCAATTTTTGTATTAATTACTTTTGCCATTTGGCGTGTCCTCCTTGTATATGTGCTTATTCACTGTCAGCTGTGAATGTACCGGAACTGATATCAAATTTTCCTTTTACACGCTCACCAACGTAGTTCACAGTAAACGGAATCTGATAGCCGGATGTATCACCGCCATAGGAAGTCGGTACAACGTAGCAGTCCTGCTGGTATGCTTCATACTTGCCTGCCGTGGCTTCTGTCCAAAGGTGGACCTCAACTGCTTTTGTTTTGAGGTTATCGTCTTTGAGACGTCCGTCTACAATCTTCTGCAATGCTGTAAACAGATCAGAAGTAGTGTCTGCATAGAACGGATCAGCGTCAGAAGAAACTTCATAGCCGTTATGCTTAAATGTGGATTCTCCAAGAATGTTTTTAGAGGTTTCAGTGTCTGGATTGAGTTCAACGTTATACTCTTCCAGATCTTTTCCAAGACGCTCATATTTTGGTGTCAGCCCTCCGCAGAGGGAACCTGCATCAATATAATGAGCCATATATTTACGGTCAATTTTTCCTGTAACTGCCATAGAAATGTCCTTTCTGCCTATAACTTTTAAAAGGCTGTGTATGTTAGCGACTATCTCCGATTGATAGCCGGTTAGTTGTTATATTTAAGTGGTGTAATCACCATTTTTCCCAGTCATATTCGTATTTTACTGTGATTGGAAGCAACCAGTCCTGTACGCCGTTCTCCTGCGGCTCTGTGCCGTAGGAATTATCGCGAATGATGCGTTTTATCACTCGCCCTCTGGAAAGCTCTGGAAAAGCGGATAAGCGCGTCTCAGTGCCATCTACTGTGACTGGTTCCCGGCAAATCCACTTGCCAAGGTTGTCCAGAAACTTCTGAACAGATAGCTTCTGGCGCTCCTTTTCGGAAGCTGTGCGATATACCACGATAAACGGATACTGGCACACCTGGTGCATCGTTCCGCATACATCTTCTTTTTCTGAATAGATTAATGCTCCGGTATCCGCAAAGAACGAGATACCGCTATCAGTTCCCAGTTCCTCATATTTGATTGTTTCGTTTTCATACAGTCCAGGATACTGATTCAGTAAAGCTTTCATGGCTTCTGTCAGAATCTCATATCCCTCTGCGTCCTTGCCGATCGGTTTATCCGCCATATTACATCCTACTTTCCTAATATTTCAAAATGTGGTATCAGTGTATATGGTCCGCCCGCACTGGTGACTTTAAAGACATTGTCCTTGTTCTGGTTCATGTATTGATAAAATCCATTTCTGTAATCACCATCAGTTACTATTCCACCAGTCCACTCGCCCTCCCAGAAGAACGATTCGTCTGAGAATGTAATAGTATCCTCCAGAGCGTTGTTAATCTGCCTTTTCCACTCTTTAGGCGGTACATATGGAAGAATCTTACCATTCCTGTCAGCAATGGTTATATCGCCGTTCTGGACAGTGTATCGAACGTGCAACTGTGCGTTGTCAGTTGCATCTGGTCCGTACTTCTTGAGGATTGCTCCCTTGTCCGTAATGAGGTCAACGCCGGATAAAACATGAGGATACCAGTACGCATCTCCTGTCGTGGCTGATTCGTAATAATTAAAAATCGTCACCGTTTTTTCGTACATGATACCCTCTCCTTAATCATTTATTCTTCAGCTTATCCACGTCAACCTTGGACGTTCGCTTCCACAATTCCGTAATCTTCTCCCATCCGAACATGGAAATAAATGCCACAATAAACCCAGCCATGATAGCTGCTAAAATCATATACCACAAGATTGTCATGTGGATATACTGCATATACGCTACAAAAGTAGCTACAGTAATTCCGATAGACAGTACAAGTACCAAGGCATCTGTCGGAATTTTCGACAGGAACCCAACATTTTTAATCACCTGTGTAATCACAGACACGCAAAATGCCAAAACACTGATTACTGCTAGAATCAGAGTTACATTTGTAAATAATACTTCCATTACTCTGATACCTCCAAATCAACTTTTTCCATAACTGCCCTTGCTTCCAGAACAGCAATATAATCCGCCATTGCTCTTACCTGCATATTGTAAGTGCTTCTCGGACAAGTAGGAGTAAATGGGAGTTCTCCTTTGTCCCATTTCTCAAGCATATTAGCAAGTTTCTTATATCGAATAACCACCTGCATATATTCTGCTTTAAAGCGTTCCTTGTAATCTGCGCTATTCATCATTTCAACTGTCTGCTTTAATTCCATTATTCAGATACCTCCTCGTAAGTCTTTTCAAATATGTCTGGTTTGCACGGATATAATTCTCCGTTTACACCCTGTATAACATAGTCTCCAACAGAAACATGATGTGTTCCCTCTAATGTTTCGATATACAGCTCACACGGAGGCAAATCACAAGCTTCTGCGCCGTAATACATAATGCCTTTCTTATAAGCTTTTTGCGCCCAAAATGGAACGTAAAACAAGCCGTTCCGGTCTTTCAGATCACCATCATACCTAAATGCTTCAATGATAACAGGCTTTTTTCTAAACTTCATATTCACACTCCTGCATACAATACTGGTATTCACATCAATTTAAGTTCGTTGAATACTTTGAAAATCTTTGGAGACTGAATAGCAAACCAATCAACCATTTCTTCGTTAACCGCCCAGTTATCAGAAGTGGTTGAACACGCTTCCAGACCAGACTCATATAAGAAAGCGTGGATGATCTCGTGACGAATCACCTGCTTTTTATACTCGGTCATATCTCCCTTAAATCCAATCTGACCGTCAGCTTTTTCCATAGTGTCAATCACGATCTGATGGGTTGAGAAATCGGCGTATCCGTCCATCTCTGATAAGTTTTGATATTCTTTCTCAGTTCCAAACACCACGCTCCATTCAGAGCCTAAAACATTTACTTTAAAGTCCTGCATATAAAATTGGTATCCCTTCATCCGTCCTTACTCCCATTAGAAGCGGTAAAGCTGTCTTAAGAAGTAAGTCATTCGTTTTCTGTACATCCCCGGCGGCGGCATACACCGCACTCCATTCCTTTGCACTCGCTCCAATCTGCTGAGGAGTTGCGTAGGAAATGGACTCACTGCCGGAACTTACAGATGTTACAATTCCAGTATTTTTATCGCCAGAATCTTCCTTACTGTTTGTCAGCCGAACATTACCATTTGCATCTGATACAAGTTGAGCATTTACCTTGCTATTTTCTGCCGATGCCCCTCTTACTAGCTGAATGTTTCCATCACCATCCGTTACTAAACCATATTCACCAGGTCTGGTTGATACAGAAGACCCATTCATGGTGGCGTAAGAAGTTGCATTTTTCTCAGCAAGTTCCAGCTGATACATTAATTCAGCCAGTGAACAGACCGCCTTTTTGATACGCTTCTGCGCGCGTTCGTTTGTTGGCAGTCCATCAACCAACCTGTCAAATGTCATTGTGTCCACAAAATCACTGGCTCTTTCTGCCAGTCGTGGGAAGTCGGCTTCTGGCACGACATTGCCGAATGATTCTGTATAGAATTTATAATCTGCATAAGCCATGCCAGTTACCTCCTACTTGATCATCATTTTGCTGTTACAGTCGCGTGTCCGGCGCTCAGTGCCTTATATGTGCTGTCGCATTCAACCACTGTGATTACCTGCCCTGTTGCTGCGGTAATATCAGATTCTCCATCCCACGCAGTCCAGTTCTTCACATTCTGGCCATAATCTACAGTAGTCTCAGAAGATGCAACTTTGTACTTATATACATTTCCTGCGTTTACTTTTGCCGGAGTAACAGTCACTTTAGTATCTCCGCTCTTACTTCCTGCTGTGGAGTTTACAGTCAGAGTTCCAAGTGTCTGAGTTACGTTGATAGTTCCGACAGCAATAGCATCAATGTACTCTGCAAAGAGGGTAAGTCCCATGATCGCGAATGCTTCAGATACTGCTGTGTGGTAGTTGCCCTGTGTATGGAATCCGATCAGATTCGTCTCACCGGATACAGTGTATACAAGTCCTGCTCTTGCGAAATCAGATTCGTTCGGATCCACGTAGTAAAGAGCGATGTTCTCCACAGGTGTAGCAATAACTGTTCCTCTCGGGATCTCGCTGTCGGATAATAGGAAGATTGTGTTGAATCCTAGGAAGTCTTTCATGTACTGGAAGCCGAACTGGTTCTGAATAGTGATATCAGCTGCACCGATATACTCATACACATCCAGGATATTTACAAATCCAACAACACCAGTCACATTTCTGTGCATCTGCTTGAATTTGTTTTCTACACGACCCTCAGCCATTGCTAGAGCCATCTGGAAAGTAGCCTCTGTAAATGTGAGAGTACCTGTTTTCAAATAATCATAAAATCTTTCAGTAACATTGGTCTGAAGCTGGAAAAGGAATTCATCATCGGTCATCTGAACGGCGTTCTCATAGCCGTGATCTTTGATCGCTTCGATAGATACAGCCTTTGCGTACTTCTCAATAGTCATTTCTGCATAGGGCTTTTCTTTTACAACGAATTTGCTGTAAGGGATTTCCTCACCCTCACCAATATTTCCATTCTGTAATGTACCCTCTGCATATTTTGATTTGAGAACCGCTCCAGGTGTCTTTTTGATTGGACGCATGATACCAAGGATTTCACGTAAGTGCTCCCAGTTTCTTTCGAATCTGGTAACAAAGTCAATCTCACGTGCTGTGACCTGAATATCATTAGTCATAATAAGATTTGTTTTTGCTGGCATAAAAAAATCCTTTCTACCCATAATTGTTAAGGTATTGGGTTAGTGGCTATACTCTGGCGTATAGTCGGTGTAAAAAATCACTGGAATAACTGGATATTCTGTGCAATTGCAGCCTGTCTCTCAGACGGGTCTTTAATTGCTTCGATATCTTTCTTTGTCATGGTTCCCGGTGTCTGCTGATGTCCAATCCGCGCTGTTGCAAATCTCGCCTGTTGCTGCTGTGCCTGCTGCTGACTTTCATCTACAAATGTATCAGGTTCATCCTGTTTCATCTGTTCAAGCAGATCATTAAGTCCAAGAATCTTTCCGTCCTTAAGCTTAAGACCAGCTGATTTGATATCAGCGGTAACAGATCTTTTAGCTGCTGGAGATGAAAAATTAACATTTTCCAATGCAGTTTTAAGAGCATCGTCAAAATCTCTTTCGTAGATCTTCGCATTGAATTCTTTCTCTGCGTCCTCAGCTTTCTTCTTCCATCCAGCAAGCTCTGTCTGAATGTTCGCCGGGTCGATACCGTCAAAACCTTTCAGGGTTTCTTCTGCTGTCTCGGCACGTTCTTTCCAGTCATCGCGTTCTCCCTCGACTTTTGACAGAGTTTTCGCAACTTCTTTCGCATTCTTATAATGCTCAGAGAGTGCTTTCTTAACATCTGCCTGTTTATCTTCCGGGATCTCGATTCCAAATGATTTTAATGTGTCAATAAGTTTCTGCATATATATCCTCCTGGTCGTGTTTATTGACCTGCCGCCGCAGGTATTGGATTAAGCCAGTTAGACCACTGGCAAGGTAATCGGAAAGGCAGGATTCGAACCTGCGACGTCAAGAGCTATGCGCTCTCCGCTCTTCCACTGAGCTACATTCCGTGCCGCTTTTAACGGCCAGTTGGCAGCGCAACTGAGCTGATTTTCACCAGAAGGCCCTCGGTATGCTTTTTAGGTTCGTCAACCTTTAGGATTTTTACAGCAATAACCTTTTTTAGCATCATGATGTTGTGATTCAGCCAAATCATAGACCGCTTGCAAGCAAACAGCATAATTTTAACCAAATCAAAGCGGAACTTCCAGAGTCGAACTGGAAAACTTGTATCTATAGATATTCGTTCTATAGCCGATAGGTTCCACATAACCCGGATTCCCGGGTTAGCAAGGTATTTATCGTGTTATGCCTGCCACTATCCGACTTCCACGGAGATGTTGTTTTATTCATAAGGAGGTGTTGCCAGTCAGTCGAACTAACTAATGAATATGCCGGAAATTGCATCCGCTTTTCAACCTCCAGATTCCGCTCGAATCTGTTTCTCTTAAGGACATATTCACGAAAGAAAGGAGGACATGAAACGAAAAAGAAAGCAAAAACTTCTAATCAGCAAGCCCTACAAGGTTCACCATGCCTTGCAAGATTATAGTATCACATTCTTTAAAAAAAGTTGTCCCCACATTTCGCCAAATCAAAGCATATTTCTTAATTTCTCAACGTATCTTTTAACAAGGTCACGCTCTTCCCGGCACTCTGCATCCTTGGACATGTCGCTCATTTCTGTAGTGAGTTCGTCAAGGTGTTCTTCCAATGCGGCGAGCATCTTTCTTTTACAGTCTTCAGACTTGCCGGAACGATAGTTCTGCTTCTGTGTCATATAGTCACTGTAAGTATCTCGCCCATCAGATCGGCTGTAATTTTCTCTTCCGGTTCCGTAGTTGTGACTTTCATCGCCGTAAGAGCTTCCACGATCATAATCCGGGTACATCATTCTTCCATCGCTGCGGCTGTATCTCCCCATGCCGCCACGTTTTCTTCCGCGCTCGCTGTAATCGTCATTGTATCCGCTACGCATTTCATCAAGGACGGCGTTGTAATACTCCGCTTTCTTATCCCAGTACTGCGTGTTCTTTATATCTTTGTACATATCAATCAGCTTGTATGTCATTTCCAGATTTCCAGTGGTCAGTCCACTGTCAGCAATTTTGGACAGTTCGTCTTCAATTCTTGCGCATAAATCTTTAATGTCTCTCATAATCACACCTCCTACGCTTCTCTAGTCACAACAATGTTCGCATTTGCAACAGAAATAGCCTGATCACTTGTGTTCTCTATCGCGATATTAACGCAACATCCGCGTGGTACATCCACGTAAATTCCGGAAGACACATTATTGTACTGGTCTACTGCTGCCGGTGTGGAAATCATCTGAGAAGAAAGAACCGGCTCACCAGAGATTGCAATAGCCAGAGAAATAGCTCCAACTGTACCGCCTGTTGGAATCGCGATATTGCCAGAAAAATCCACGAAGAATCTCGCTTTGCACTGATTAGTCAGTCCTCTCAGCGTAATAATTCCGCTTCCCTCTCTGTGCTGAATACAGTTAGAAGCTTTAACTGCTGTGTTTGAAAATACTACGTTTCCATTTGCTGCTACAGTCTGAGCAGCTACATTTGTGAATTCTGCCATAAAAATACTCCTTTCATATCACAAAAGGACAGGTCTCAGCCTGCCCCTCTGTGTAATACGGCATAAGCCGACATCCGAAATCAATCGAAAGATACTCTCGATATGAAGTTATCAGCAATTGCATCCGGTGTTACATCCGCATCCGTAGTATGTGTTCGGATTCGGTACCTGGTAAGCTGGAATCGGTGCCGGATTGATTGCATTAATAAGCTGCTGTGTCTGTGAAGCCATTGCAGTTGTAAGAAGTGCAGACTGGCGATCCTGAGATGCAGCACGTCTGAGGTCATTGTTTTCAGCCTGGAGATTGGATATCTTCTCGTTGCACAGGTAATCAAGGATTGCCCTTGTTCCGGCGTTCTGGCTGTCGATAATGTCTCTTGTGTTACTGTTCATGGTGTTCTGCAATGCACAGGTATTCTGTGCCATGTTATAGTTTATGCCCTGGATTGCTTCTCTGGTTTCACAGCAGCAGTTTGCAAGCTGTGCCTGGAGTGCATTGGTATTCTGCATATTTGCTACAGTGTCAGCGTTAATAGCCTGCTGGATACCGAAGCCAGTCTGCATGATGTTGGTGTTGATTCCGTTAAATCCGGTAAGCATACCATTATTCATGGCATAGAAGCCATCACAGAGACCATTGTTGATTCCGTCAAGTTTGCTAATCACAGCGGAATTATCAAATCCTCTCTGAATATCTGCCTGAGTAGCTGCTGTGGCTGTATATCCGCCGCCGTTGCCATTATTGCCCCAGCCGTTGTTTCCCCATCCACAGAATACGAACAAGAAAAGCACGATAAGCCACCATGCGCCATCTCCACCAAACATGCCGTCATTATTTCTACTGTTTCCAGTAGCAGCGGCAATATCTGCTAAGCTATAATTTCCATCCATAGTTATAATCTCCTTTTTGTGTATTTACATCAATCTGGCCAGATTGTAATGTACTATTTCATGTTATTCAGCAGATTCTGAAACTGCCCTGCCATCTGCTGAACCTGGTTAAGCTGTTGCTGAGAAATCTTTCCAGACTGTAACATCTTCTCAACTTCCACTTTCGGGTCTCCCTTAAAATTCTGCTTAAACTGCATAAACTGCTGTATCATCTGCATTGGTCCGTTTCCCTGTGGCATCCCGCCACCAAGCGCGTTAAATAGTGGATTACTCATCTGCGTTTCCTCCCTTGACTGCTGATTCCTGTGCGGTATTAGCCCTAACAGGTTCAGAAAAAGAATTTAATCTACTTGCTATAGCGTCGAATTTGGCTTTTAAATCGTCGTATTCCTTTCTGGTGACGTATTTACTGTCCATACTCTGAACAGGCTGTTTAGGCGGCATCTGAGCGCCCACCTCATGGTATTCAAACGTCCGTAATGGTTGCGGCATACCGGAAACGTCTGTGGATTTTATATAGAATTTTTCTGATTCTGAATCCATCAGCAAAACGCTTGTCCCTGGTGCTACCAGATAGGATTTTGCACCTACTTCGCCAGACACCCACAGGATTCCATTGTTATTCTGCTGTGGTTGCTGCACTGGTTGAGCTGGCATCTGGACAGGTTGTTGCTGGAACTGGTTCATTTGCCCAGGGACGCCAAAACTATATTGATAAGGATTGTTATATAATGCCATCTTATACACCGCCTTTCTGATTATATTTTTGCATAAAAAAAGAACCGGAAACAGGTCGTTTCTGGCTCTAATTAGTATCTAAAAAGTATCAGCACACTTTGATTATTTTATTATTTACCCTCCGGCTTAACCGCTTTGCTGTAGATATGCTCACGTTCATTTGCTCAGCGCAGTATTCGAGCGTATATTCCTTGCATCTCAACCGGAACAGCCTTTCTTCGTCCGGTGTGAAATTACACTCCGTCAAGAACCTGTCTATATCTTTCTTTGTGAATACATATAACTTCATGAGCATACCCCTTATTAATGCAATTAACGCTGATTCTGCGCAAGATAATTTGTAAGCTTCTGTTTTGTTTTTTTTAATTCTTCCACATTATTCCCACTGATCTGACTATCCAGCATGGTTGATAACACTTCCAGAATCAATGAATCACGTTCCGCAATCCTCTGAAGACTCTCGTAATCTCGCTTATCATGTTCTTCCAGTGTCTCAACTCGCTTGTTGAGTCGGAATGCCGGAGCAATCCACTTAAGGATTACAGCTGCTGCCCCTCCAAAAATTGATATTCCTCCGCAGACTGAAAGAAAAAATTGAATAAATTCCTGTATGCTCATTTAGCTACTCCTTTTCCCAGTAATATACCGGGACCTCATTACCGCTATCCCATGTATCGTAATATTTTCCGTCTTGTACCGTCACCACATGGCCATCTATGCAAAGAATGTATGTACCAGTAGGATGATCTGCGCAGAAATCATTGACTGTATAAATATACCTCTCTGACTGTTCCACAAGCTTTCTGTGATATCCATGCCTTGCCAAATATGATCCCCATACATAATTAGCGCTTGGCATATCGGATAAGGCACATGCTTGTACCATCAATCCGGTAAACACCGTTTCCCAGTCAAGGTCTAAAGCCTTACATATCGCCCGGACAGCACAGTCGCCTACACGCTGTCCTCTTACCGGATTTGGATTGAAACACACCCATCTGTCCATAGTTACCTCACTTTGCTCTCATAAATCTTTTTGCCCCGGCATTTGCCATGGACTGCTGCTTATATCCAAAGTCTGCTACCTTATTGCGATAATATTGTGCTGCAAGATTGTTTTCTTCACAGAATTTATTATACTCCTTATTCTGTTCAGTCAGCCGAAACGCCATTCGATCATATTCCGATCTAAGTTTTTCTTTTTCAGAATCCGGTATATCGTCTGAGTTGATTTCTTCGTTCTTCATTATCAGCTTGCGCTTAGTCACTCTGATTGAACGCTCCATTGCTCGCTGCTTCTGGGTATCTTCATAGATCTTTTTATTTTCTTCAGAATCCATCTTGTGTTCATCCGCCCAGGGATTCCGTAATCCTTTCGCCCATGGTTGGTGAGAGTGACGGCAGTTATATCCATGCAGTCCATGCAGATCCACAACGGTTCCCTGTCCGGTTTTCGGACTTATATCATATCCGGTACTCTCCAAAAGGTTTGGATATCCCGGTTCCGATCCAACTATTGAGTAAGGCTTTCCCTGCCAGGATGAATGATCTCCGCAAGGCGGTTGTCCTTTCTGCGCTGTTCTAGCTCCAAGATGGGCCGATACAAGGACGTAATTTGTCTTTGCCTGTGCAATGTACTGATTCGTTACCTGTGCCGCCGTTTGATTCATACTTGTTACCACGCAACACCTCACAGCTGCTTCAAGGGTTCTTTTTGCACCACTTGTTGGATAATCCACCATGATTCCTTTTTTGGCATAATTGTCCAACACATCACAAATTGCAGTGGTGTAGGATTGCACACCGGAAGCAACACGGATTTCAGCTTTATCCAGCAGATTAATTAGATCACGCTGAGATTGATTTATTGTAGTCCTACTCAGGTTGCTAAGCTCACCCAATGTTTTTTTGAATTCTGCATCCATCACCGCTATCACTTCTGGATTCTCCAGCGGTGGATTTATATTCTCGTCAATCCCTAAAAGGATATCTTTATCATTGTCCCAGGAAGTCATTACGGCATTTTGCAGGATCCGTCTAAGCTCTGGATGTGTCATTTTTGTAAGCTTCTGCAGTTTCTGTTCAATGGCAGCTCTGCTTTCTCCCATTTGCGTGAGTTTCCAGATGAGCCGATCAGCTGTGGCAGTCATTTTGCCAGTCTGGAGAATGCGCCTGGAAATGTCCGTCATTATAAAATCTTCCAGTTCCTGATAAATTGCAAGGATCCGTTTTTCTTTTCCGTGGAAATACTCTGGTGGAAGCATTATTTACCACCTGCCGTTTCTTTTACAAGCCGCACCCAATCAGATAGATGTTCCTGCTTAGCACGATCAAACCAGTGATCGGACGTTCCTGGTGTATGGTATTGTAATCTTCTCCCTGTGGGTGATTTTTTAGGTGGAGATGTCCATCCGATAATATTGCCTTGTGCATCCTTGAGCGGAATATTCGGACCATATACCTCGCCCGTGTACAGATAATGAGCGTAAGGAGTATTGTATTCAATCTCTCCGCCATCAATTCCCTGCGGATATCTTACGCTACTTCTCAATGCTCCTTGCTGGAAAGGTACATAAGGCTCGCAGTCCGCTACAATCTGCATATTCAGTTTCGTTTGCGCTTCTTTCAAATTGCCATCAATCCGCTTTGTATCGAATTTGATATGTACGTTTCCAACATGATTATTGATCTTCATAGGCTATTCATCCCCGAATAATCCACTTGCTTTGTTTTCCGCATTTGCTTCATCCGCAAGTGCTTTCGCATCCGCTTCACTGAATCCTTCAAACTTTACCAGATAGTACCAGAACGGAACTCTTCCGGTGTTTACATAGCCGAGCCAAGTCTGTTTGTCCTCTGCAAAGGAATATGTGATGTCTCCGAAATCATAATTGACTTCATAAGCTCCTACCGGTGCAAGTCCGTACAGATCAGCGTGAACATTTAGTGCATAGATTACTTGATCTAAGCATGATTCCAGCTTATCCCTTACATCCTTGACAAACTGTATTGTCCTCTGTTGCTCCGCTTCTACTCCTGTGGCTGTCTGTATGCCGCTTGTTTCGTTAAAAACGAAATATCCGTTGGAGAATCCAATCTTGTACCCTAACTGGCTTAAAAGGGCATTTATGCCGCTTATACGGGTATCTGTGTTTAAAATCGGATTGATTTCTTGGTAGAACTCTTTCTCTTCCTGTCCGAATACATTTTTCACGTAATCCGGCAAGCTCATTTCTTTGCATCTGTGCTCCATGGCCTGCGGTGTCATAGCAGATACTGGTGATCCGCTCGGCATCAGCAGTCGGTCATCGGCCAAAACAGTTCGCTTAGAATCAAGGATTTCTTTTGCATTTCGGCTGTATGCAATGTCCAGGTCTTTTAATTCTTCTATAGCTTCCGCAAATATCGGAAGTCCCAGTGGCGTGCTAATATCCACATTGTTAGCCTGCGGTGTCCGCAGTACTCCGTACAGAGGTCCGTCCAACTTCTCACCGTTCGCCTTAAGAATCGGCGGAGTGTCTGCCATGAGGTCAGCCCATTTGGTCTGTTTGAGGTCGATTCTGTCACCGATTGACTGAGGAGATTTCGACACATAGGCTCTATTAGAAACGTAGTACGGATAGGTTGTCACTCCGTCCACGGTGGTCTCGACAAATCTATGATATTCGAGCCTTGTGTAGTATTTCCGTCCAACAGTGTAAGAATCCTTGAATATAATCCCTTTAATTTCTTGATTGTCATAATCCACAATCATCACGTCTGCCGGAGTAAATACGTCAAGGCTTTCGCCGTTTGGCTTAATGAATACCGTTCCATAAGCACATCCATATTCTACCCAGTGTCGGATCTGGAAATACACTTTATCAATCTGTTCCTGAAGCCATGCTGCTCTTGCGGAACCGCCTATCTGAATGCCGATCGCCAGTGTTGCGAGCCGAGCTGTCTCTGAGCAGACAGATTTAGCAAAATTAATCGTCTTGATGTTATTTTTATCATCTAACCAGTATGGAACGCCTCGATATATGTTTGCACATTTATTAATCAGTGATTCCATTTCTGGAAATTCTGCTGCCTGGATATTAAAGTCCTCTTCGGCTTGTTTTTTGAATATCATGTTAAACCACCTTTTTAGTGTTGTTATAAGTCCCATTTAGTCACCCGATTTTAAATCCAAAGTCTTCCAGATTTATCTTCCCATCTGAAATAGTTCCTTCTTTTTCCATTAGCATTTCGCCTGGAATCCAGAACACCAGTATCTCTGTCGTTGCCTTCGTTTCTATTGATACGTTATTTACAATATTTAATGTTGTATTTTTAATACATTGTTTCTGACAAAACGGTTGCTTTTGCGTTGAACTTCTAAAATTTCCCACAGATTTCAAGTAATTTCCGTTAATATCAAATGGGAATATATAATCATCTTTTATCCATTCTTTTTACTCATTATGCACTATGCCCCCTTCTGTTAAACAACGGCTCATAAGCATACCTAAGTGCCGAGATTGCATGATCGTTTCCATCAGGATAACCGCTTATTACATTTCCCTCTTTGTCCCTGTCATACTCATATTCTGTAATTTCTTTGTATGCGTTCGGTGTGCGCTTCGGGTCAATGACAAGTGTCTTAGTCTGTAAGAACTTAAAACCATACTCGATACTTCCCGGCCCTTTGATTGCCCCTCTGGCAGGAAGTCCGGCGTCCCGGAAATCATTCACGGACTTAGGCTCCGCAGAATCACATATCATCGTATAATCGTCATAGCCTTTTTTCTTGATCCAATCAGCGGTCTTGGAGTTGCTCCATTTATTTACATACAGCTCGTCAATCAGATATATCTTCTCTCTAGCAGAATCGTAATAAGTTCGGAGATAGCAGAACTGGTCCGGGTACCATCCATAATCTACGCCAGCGAAAATACGATCCATGCGACTGATCTCTTCATCTGTAATATCTCTAATCTCCAGATATTCAAATACGTTTCCACCGTCACCATTCGGAACACCCAGGTATTCATGTTCATAGGCTTCTGGATTGATTTCTTTCAGATGTGCTGCATCGTCAATAAACTTCTGTCCGAGCCACTCTGCCGGAGCTTCCAGGTAGCTTGAATGATGAATAACTCTTTTCGGATTAGGCACCAGTTTAATCTTGTTTACCCAGTTCGATTTTGATTTTGGCGGATTATATGATGAAAAATCATAGGATTCGTCACCGCCACGAAGCACTGACTGATTAACAGAACGTTCCTGGGCATCTCCCTTCATTTGATCTTTTTCCTCCTTCCAGAGGATTCCGATGTATCCAAACTCCGGCTTAATGGATTTCAGTTTAGTTTCATCGTCCAGACCACGGAAGTATATCGTCTGTCCCGTCTTAATATACTTGATCTCAAGTGGTGACACCTTACATTCAAATTCTTCCATCAATCCAAGTTCATTGATAGCCCACTTCATATTGGCATATACAGAATCTTTCAGAGTGCCAGCTACCTGTCTCGTAATGCAGGCGTGCATCTGAGGATTATTTTTAATAAGTTCAACAATCTTAAAAGCTACGAATGAGGATTTTAGACCGCCTCGACCGCCCTCGAATACATATTCAATGTTGGGCTTAATCTGTCGGTTAATATCCACAAATGCCTTGCCGAGTACTCTGGCTGGAAGTTCATATTTTTTATCATCGTCATTTGATACTGCCGTAAGCTGCTCCCACTTATCAACAGCCTGCATATTGCCTTTAACAGCCTTATCATACACGGCAGCCACAATACAAGCATTGTTGTTTGCGTCCTCATCAGATATACCCATCTTCGTGAGTTTTTTCTTTGCAGAAGTCGGGGCAGGATTTTCAGCTATCATTTTGGCTAATTCAGAAAGAGTCTTTTTTTGACGGCGTGCTTGTCCCGATGCAATACCGCCTTTTCTTCCATTTTGAGCGGCTTCCGTGCGGCTTTGTTCGCTTGTAAAGTCAAAAGATTCTATGTCTTTTCTTGCCATTCTGACATTCCAATCATACCCTTTCTGAAAATAAAAATTCTGCCATGTATAGATATAGATATATACTATATTACCATACATGGCAGAAAAATTTGTCCCCACATTTTAATATTAATTGTAATATTATATTTCTCTTAGTTTTCTTAGCGTATCATAAAACATAGCCATTGCCTTGCGCTTGTATGCGTAGAAATCATCTCGCTTTGCCGGTATGTACTTTGTCTTCATAATACGGTCATAGGATTTGTTTGTTACAATAGATTCGTACACCAAAAGTTCAATTCCTGGAGGGCAAGAACTTATGCAGCAGTGTAAAATATCATGTCTCTGCTCTGGTGTAGCTTTCTGGCATATATCCTTTAATCGGTTAATATCTTCTGGATATACGCCAAAATCAACAAGTGACTTTTGCCTTGTACGCATATCATCACTCCTTTTTATTTCTATTTACGCTTGCCACCAAAATGTGCTACCAAAAAAACAGTGCCGAATGCTCCGAATATTATTCCAAATGTAAATGCTATTAAAATATCAATCATTCTTTTTTATTTCCTCTCTTACCATCTTCAACTTAAACTCTGAAACATTTGGATACGAGATCCCAAACTCTTCTTTTCCATCCATTTGATTCATGAACCATTCAAATACAGAGGCGATTGCCATATCGGTTACGTCTTTTTTTTCGCCTACCCATAAACCTTTTTCTTCGTTTACATTTCCATAGTAGATGGTATTTGTAATAGGACTAACACCCATTGCTTTGATAGTTTTACTTGCCATTCTTCATCTCCTCCAATTCCACTTATACGATATTTTTCTCATCCAATGCTGCTTTTTCAACAGCTTTCAGATAATCAATTTGCCGCTGAATGTAAGGATCGGTTTCTTTCCCGCCGGATGCAAGCCAATCAGAGATTCTACTTTTTACATCCTGTAAAACCGATATAGGAATCAGTCTAGTATTAATGGTATTCAGTACTTTAATCATTAGCTTTCATCTCCTCCAGTTTTTTCTCAGCTTCTTCACGGGTGAGGAATAATGTTTTACCGATTTTATTTATGTCCGACAACTTAAATACGCACTTGTCGATTGCACATGGCGTCTTATTTGGAATGCCTAAAATGTAATAGACTTCTGTTCCTACTTTGCACGGCAATCTCACAAGCAAGCCCTGTTCTTCTAAGTCTTCAAGTTCTGCCAATCTATTAATCATTTTTTTCATTGTATTGCAATCTCCCGTCCCTTTTGAGCAATTATCGCAATATGAACTGCACATAATGCTTCGGCGTTCGTTATATGTGATTCTTGAAAAATCTCTTTTTG